AGCGTAGCCGTCTTTGTTACGAACTGTTTAAATGTGTCTTTTGTCATAGTTTTCTCCTAGTTGTTAGTATACTATCTTTTAGGGCCTTTCAAGACATTTACGTCTCTAGCCTTCATAGCGTCTGAAGTTAGTTTAACATCTGCAGACATCAATGATTTTTCAATAGCTGTATCAGCTCTTAATTGAGCTAAGTCTTCATTTTGTTCAAGTTTTTGTTCGTTTAGATCTTTTGCTTGAACCATTTTAGCTCTGTCAAGATCTATTCGTGCTTCGTCTTCTTTCATCTTACGCTCTGTTTCCATAGCTTTAAGATCCACTTCTCTTTGTTTTAATTTTAATAATGGATCGTGATCAAACTGAGAAGTAATAGCTTTTTCTTCTTTCATAAAGTCTTCAGTCATGTCCGCAATCAGAAGTGCTTTTCTAGCTTCTATCTTTTGAGATATTTGTTGTAGCTGTTGTTGGGCTTGTGGATTTTGAACAGCCATTTGTTGTAGTTGTGGTAACATTTGAAATTCTTGTGCAAATTCTAATTGTACCTGTTCTTGTGCCATCAATGATATATGCTCCATAATATTTTTTTCTAATGCTGCAGTAATGCTAGGATTATTTCTAACAAAGTTACTAGCCATAAAATTTAAATGAGCTGTAATGTGTGCTCTATGATCTTGACCAGGAAACGCTTGAAAAGATTTTCCACCCATTGCATCTATATGTTCGATTGCTGGATCTTTTGGTTGATTAGGTGGAGGTGGTGGTAAAACTCTATCAATATCTTTTACACCAATTGCCTCGTACATACCTCTATAAGCCATATACATATTATGCATTTGTGGATTAGAAGTTGCTAATCTTAATTGTTCTTGTGCTAATGAAACTCTTTGCGACATAGAAAATATATTAGGATCAGCTACCGGTAAAATATCTACTCTTGCATCAAAGTCTGTTGCTTTAACATTTCTTGATGCACCTGGAACATCATAAGGATATTCAGGAGGTAAAGACTCACCAAATATTTTGGCAAGTAATTTAAATTCTTGTTTTAGACCTACGTAAAGTCTTTTATGGATTGCTGACATTACTCTTGAACCACGTTCTAAAAGAGCTACGGTCGTACCAACAGCGGCCTGTTGATTCCCGTCCCCGACCTGCATGTCAGCAATGGACGCGAATCTCTGTCCTGCTTGAACTACAATTCCCATCAACTGTAATAAGGTTGCTGATGGTTCTTTGTAAGGTAAGAATACGAAAGCATCTTTTAGATTACCACCTGGAGTGTCAACATCTTTAAATTCTCCTGGTTGTATATTTGCGGCATCATCTTTTACTCTGACACCTCTTTGCTTAAATCCTGCGGGTAGGTTGGATAATGTTCCAGCGTCTAATAATTGACGGAGAGCCGCAGTTGCAGTACGACTCAATCCGCCAATCATATGAATTAATCCTAAGCCATAAAATCCTAGTCCTGGCAGAAACTTGAAGTGGACAAAATATTGAATTTTATTTTTCTTTGGATCATTGGGCGCAAAGTTTCGTCTAATAGACAAAACTTTCCTACTGCCTTCTTCGATTGTAACGATGTAAGGCAATTTTATTCCCGTTGGCTCTCCGTCGGGGCCAAGGTCTTCGAATCCTTCCAAATCTAAATCAACGTGGCATTCTAGAATTGTATATAAAGGATCTACTCTTTGGGATTTTGTAACACCTTCAACTTCTCTCTCTTTTTCTTCGAGTTCGTTAGTGATAGTGCCTGTGGGTTTTGTCAATTCGATGTCAGAATAGAATCCAGATACCATCTGTTTTCTTAAATCGTTTTCTGACATCTTGACAACATGGATGACTGATTCCGCATCGTCTAATGAGGTAGCCGTGTACGGAACAACAAGGTCATCTGCTGGAACAAACTTAGAAACAGCTCGTCCCAATAAATCGTCATAATAAACTTTTTTAAATGTAGAACCTGACAATGGCAGGTAAAATAACATTTGATCAAAATCAGATTCATATTCTTTCATCTGATCCATGATCTGATAGTTCATAAAATTTTTAACTCTTTGTGCCTGCATTTCTTTCATAGGATCTGATTTACCCATAACCATTGTTCTAACAGGTCCGTCTGCAGGTAATAATTCTTTGTAAGCTAAAGCTTGAAACTGAGTTACAGCTTCAGCCAGCACAGGGTGAGTTGCACCTGATGCTCCTTGAAATGGTTCTGTTCTATTTGTGTATTTAAATCCTAATAAATTTAAACCTTCAATGTATGCTCGCTCCCATTCTTTACGAGACATTTTATATTCCGCGTAGTCTTGTTGTAATTGATTACCAATTAAACTTGTGTCTTCTTCTGGAAGTAATTCATTTAGGTTTGCAAAAAAATCACCTTCTTCAGGTGCAGGCATTGCGTTTGGGTCAAAATCAATTGTAGCCCCTTCTTCGTCTTCTGTAATTTCTACTGGACCTTTTGGTGTTTCTTCAATCTCCGTAACATCAACCTCTTCTGCAACTATGTCAGGTCGTTTTTCGTTAGGGAGAGACTTGTCTATTTCTGCCATATATGTTCTCCTAGACTTTTTTAACTTGTTTTGGTGGTAATTTCAACCCTTGTGATAAAGGTCCCTTTTTAGGGGGTACTGCCCACCATTTATAACCAGGATTAGCTTGAAGCTTTTGTGCTAAACTTGGTTTTTTAGTTTGTTGTTTTTTATTTTTTATACTCATATTTACTCCTTATTTTGTCCAAATTCTGTAAGATTTTTTTACAGCATCCCAATCAAGATCTTTATTTTTATATTGTTTCATTAATTTTTTCATTTTTTTTTGTGCTTCTTTAAGCTCCTCATCAACCTTTAAAGTTGTTATACCACCTTCTGAAAATTTTTCATTTGCTCCAAAATATCCAGGATATTTAGAAGCTTCTTTTTGTCTTTGAAATTTATTATAATCATCTGTTAATTCTTGTAAAACACTTATATCAGAATCTTTAAATTTATAGTTACTTAAACTATCTCTTGGTTTTAATCCAAATTTATTCATATAAGCTTGTTCTAATTCAACAGGCATTCTAACATCAGTGTATTCCGCGTCTTGATAAGTTATAGGTCTTAAATCTGGAGTTACTTCTGGTGGTACATAATCAAAGCCGGTATATCCTGGAGTTCTAACATCTTTTAATTTACCAAAACCAAAGATAGGACTAAATCCTTTTTTAGCCATTCGTGTTGCTTCCATTTCATCTTGTAATGATTTCATTTCTAACTCTTTAGCTGTTCCTGGAGTAAAAACGTTTTCGGATAAAGTTTTAGCTTTTTCCATCAAATCTGTTTCGTCTTTTGCTTCTTGTTCTTTTGTGTAAACAGAAGTTCCATCAATCATTCCATAACCAGTGTCATCTATTATTCTAGAATCTTTTCTACTTTCTATTCCTTTCATATCCATTAACATTTCATTAAATGTTACTACGTCTTTAACATATTTTTTCATGTTAGATGGTACTGTGCCAGACTCTAATAAATTTTTAGCTTGAGCATATTGTTGTGTATATGGTAAAAAAGATTTTGTTAACCAGTTGTTAGCTAACGATTCATTTAACGGTGTACCTTGTCTGATAACATCGTCAGTAATAACTCCTGCTTCAAACAAACCCATAAAACCCACAGCTGTTGGACCAAGATAGTTTCTAAGTTTTAATAACTCCATTGGATTCAAAATATTTTTTACTAAATTACCACCACCTCTTAAAAGATTCATTGTAGCTTTAGAATAATTTCCTGATCTTAAATCATTAATAAATCTTGTAATTCCTCTTTGTGCACACTCAGTTGGTTTTCCACCTAATGTTCCTTCTGCAAATAAGATTCTACCACCTGCTGCTAAACCACAACCATATTTTTCAAAGTCTTTTAATATTTTTTTAATTTGAGGTTGAGAATCTTTAGTTCCTAACACACCTTGAGATTTAGTTATTTGTGGATTTTCTTTTAATATTTGTAAAGCTTGTTTTTTAAGTTCTGAATTTTTAAATCTTTCAGTCTTATTCATCCATTTTGTTATGCTATCTTTATTTATGTTTCTAAAATTTTTAACATCTAACCCTGTATTGACTTCTCTCATAACTTGGTCTTCTACTAAAAAATTTTTTATAAATGCTTTATCTTGAGGTTTTAAATTTTTAATTTCCGTATCAAACAAACCTTGATCAATTGCATACTTGGCTGCAAGTTTATCTCCAAATAATTTTGGTTTTAAAGTTATTTCATCGATCATTACGCCAACAATCCTGTTATCAGCATCATTTACAATAGATGTAATTAACTTATTAGCAGCTTCTAATCTTTTTCTCCAATTTTTAGGTTTGTTAGCAATTAAATCTCTTTGTAAGTTATAAACTTTATTTAATTTACTTTGGTAGTATTCTACAAAAACTTGGTTAACAACTGGTCTATCAAGACCTATTGTTCCTGTTCGTTGTTGAATATTAAATCTTTCAGACGAACTTAATGAAAGTCTATGGGCTAAATCTATTGGTTCATATCCAGCTTTAAAATTAGGGTTTTTTAAAAGTCCTTTGTCTTTTATAATATTTCTTTTTTCATCTGAAATTCGGTCTTCAAATATTTTATCACTAAACATTTCTTTTCTAGATTTTCTTTCGTCTCTTGAGACTTTTTGAGAGTCTTCATCTCCATATTTGTATGGTCTTTTAGTATCAATATCTTCTTCTTTATTAAAAAAACCTACAAGTTTGTTCCAATTGTTATTTGATAATCCGTCTGGAAAAAAATCTTTAATTATTTTATTTTTAACTGTTTTTATTTTAGCATCGTCTTTTGGTATTGAATAATAATTATCTATGGCTTTTTTAAAATTTGCTTTTGTGTTGTTGCCTGTTTCAGGAAACTTAATATTCATTATTTCTGAAGGTCCGCCTGGTTTAGTTGCTTTATAAACAAGTGTTGGTTGATTAACTGTTTTATCTAAATAAATTTTTCTTTTTTCTTTTTTTGTTGTTTGAAAACCCGTATCGCCTTCTGTAGCTGCTGTTGTTTGAGTATAGGGTTTATTATTTGCGTTTAATCGTTTACCTATTGTGTTAAGTAAATCTCTTCTATTGTAATCTTTAAAAGCATCTAAATTTTTAATTTTATTGTAGATATCTAAAGTTGTAGTATTTTTACCTTTTTTTAAATCTTTGTAAGCTTTTAATATTCCTTCTGTAAGCGTTCCGGTACCTTTTGTGCCAGGTAAATTAAAAACAACTTTTGTATCTGGTCTTAAATTTTTTCTATTAAGACTTACTGTGCCTCTTGAAACTTTAAATTTTTCAGCTAATTCTTTTACGTTAACTTCAGCACCTTCTGGTAAATTTTTTAAATATGTTCTTAATCCTTCGACATCTCCACCTTTACCAAAAGGTATTCGTACATCATCAGCCATGTTCCGTGGTCCAGGGACCGTGGAGCTTGGATTGTAATCATCCTCATACATTTCTAGAATTTTTTCTATGTTATATTCCATTATTCACCTAACAGTTTTGCAATACCGCCGTCTGCAAATAAACCAGGTAATGCTTTTTGTAGGTTTTGATTTGATAAAGCTAATTGTAATTGTGGTGCAGTGTAGCTTGGATTATTTATTTCATTAAAATAATTAGTAAAATTTTCAAATCCTTTTTCACCTTGGTAATGTTCAGTGCCAACAACGTCTCGAGTATGAGGACTAGCCTCACGATACTTTCGAGTTTGTTCTGCAAGAGCATCAAACGCACTTTGAGCAGAATCAAATCGTTGACCGTCTTGACTCAATCCACCTAACATTGTGTTCTTATAAGGGTCTGGTTGTCCCAACATAGGTTGTTGCGCTGCGACTAGTGTTTGAGGTGGAGTAACTTGTGTTCCAGGTAGTTGTTGTATTTGTCCACCGGTGTCAACAGGACGACCTGCAAATATCCCTGATCCTGCTGGTGCTGTAGCTCCACCACCTTCAGGTATACTCGATCCAGCTAATTCTAATCTTTGATTAAGTTCTTGTAATAATTGTTCTGCAGAAGTTACGTCACCACCTAGTTGTTCTAATCTAGATTCAATTCCTCCGCCTTCTTGAAATCCTATTCTACCGCCATCTGCTTTTTTAGTCATTCCAAACTCTGTTATGTTATCTTCAAACACAGATCCTTCATTAACAACTTCATCTGGTACACCTGCTTCAATATCTTTCATTTTACCTTCTGCATCTGGTCTTACAGTAAACTCTTCATACTCGTCTACTTTTGCCATTCCTTTTCCACTTGGTAATGATACGTCATCTACTTTATAGCTCATGATAACTTCTTCTGGATATGGGTTATTCATATCTTTTTTTATAATTGTTATGTTGCCGGCAAAGTCTTCTTCCATAACATAGTCTTTATATTTTTTAGCTATAGCTTTATCTTGTGAAGCAAGTGTTTCATCACCCATTGTTTTAATTTTATCTACAAGTTTAAAAAAGTACGGTGGCACTTCACCTGATCCTGCAGCTTTTTTTACAGTTTCAGTTACAGCTTTTTTACCAGTACCTTCACCTAATCCTAGAATACCTGTTTTAAATGCAGCTGCACCACCACCTAGTGTTGCAAGTAATTTTAAGAACGCACGTCTTTTAGGATCGCCGCCACCTGCAAAAGGAACTCTTATGTTGTCGTTATCTTCTGCAAGCAAATAATTTAATCCTGTAGAAGTTGTAGCTTGACTATTGGGTGCAACTAATCTTGTTCGTGCCATCAAAGCATCTGAGCCGTGACCGATGTCAGATAAGTTTGGTTTAACGTCAACCATACCACCTGTGTAAAATTTTGCTATGCCACCTTGTGCAAAATCATCTGGTGCATCTTCATCTTTCATACGTTGTATATAATCGGGATCGTCAGGATCAAAATCAGGATCATCTCTAAATGGTCTATTTTTTTTATAATCGTATCTATCACTTGGGTCTCTTTGAAAAATCCAATCTTCAGTATCTGTTAAAATTTTTTTAGATTGAGTTTCGTCTAAATTTTTATAAATACCTTTTCGACCTATAACTTTGTTTACTTCTTTCATTGCTGCAACAGGTTCCATGCTTGTTATTCTAGCAATAGTGTCTGCTATAACATCTGTTTTGTTAAATTTTTCATTAGCTTCTTTAAACATGTCTCTGTTTGTAATTTTTTCACTTATTACCATGTCTTTTTCATCTACAAGATCACCACTTTTTTTCATGGCTTCTATTTCTTCTTTAAAACTTCTTTTTTGTGGAAATTGTATAATTTCACCTTTTTTAGGAAACACTTTGTTTAAAAATTTAGCTGCTTCATCTCCAGATAAAATTCCACTATACATTTGATTAAAAGCTTGATCTTCTGCTTGTTTTACATAAGCAAGTAATTGTTTTAGTTCTGTTTGACTATTAAGGGTATTAGGATCAATACCTATCGCTTTTAATCTTTTTTCTAAAGCGTCTGCTGAAAACTTAACGGCTTTATCACTAGCAATTGCACCACCCTTTTTAAAGAGTTGCATTTTTATATAATCTGTAATTACTTTTCCTGCCATTAATAGTACTCCATTTTCCTAGGTGGTTGTTTTTCGTCCTCGTAGTCTTCAGGGTGGGGTAGGAATCCTCCTTGCCTAAATCGCATGATTGCCATAGTCATACTGTCAACTAAGTCATCATGATCGCCATAGGGAAATGACGCGCATTCCTCAATGACTTCTTCTGCAAACTGTTCATCAGGAGCCCAGATTAATCCAGCCTCAAACAGCGGAGCACAAGAATTTACTCGTACGTGCTTATCATTACCACGACTTGGCGTAAC